AAGCATCCCATTTAGCAAACCTCCACGGCCACCCATTTGGCATCGATCGGAAATATCATAACCGTAGCCGCCGCTGCTATTGCCGTTGCTGTCGGAGCCCACGCCGTATAGGTCACGCTGCCCGCTGTCCAATTGCCGCTTGCGGGTTGTTTGGCTGTCACTTGCCCGCTGCTATTGCCCGCGATGCCAGAGGCCCCAACAATGGCCAGCAATGGCGTCTCGCAAGCAATCACCTTGATTAGGTCGTCGGATTGCTCATCGTCGCCGATGAAGGTAAACAGGCATCCTTTCGACAGGTCGAACGACGATTCGACTGGCCCCATCCGCGTTCCGGTCGTGTAGGTCGCCGAATCTTTTTTCGCTCGGAAGATCGGCCCCCATTGAGCCGTACCGAGCCCGTTTGCCGCTACCTCCGCTGGCCCATTGAGCAAAAATGGACCCATTACCGAAGCGGTGTAATCGATTGGCCGATCGACTTTGATAATCGACTGCCCGTCGATGGTTTCCATGCCGACCTTTTGGATGCAACCATAAGCCGGTATCGTTTCGGTCGATGCGTTGTAAAAGTAGATCGGGTCAGGGGTCGATTGCCGGATCTCGATCGGCTTTGCCGCCCTTTCGCGCTCCCAAGCGAACGAATTATCGCGAATCCGTTTTGCAAGGGATGGACTGTAGTACCCGATATCCTTTTGAGCCACGTCTAGCCCCTAGTGTCTGCGAGTAGGGATACTTTGTAGACCGCTGGCGTCACGGCCGTAGCCGTTGCTGTGTCGTTGCATGAAATCGACAAGCGACACTCTAGCAACTGCCCCGGGTCCACGCTGGCCGCGTTAATCGTAAAGTCGAAATTGGCCGCTGTTAGGCTATTCATCGACTGAGCCGCCGAAGTTACCAAATCCGCTGTTGGCGTTCCGCTAGACCCTACCACGGCCTCTAAATCGACCGTGCAAGAGGTCGAGGCTAGGGTAGTCTCCATAGCTGCCCGGATTCGCACCTGGATCGTTTCGCCGTCATCGTAGTTCGGGGGGATCGGAATCGAAAAATAAGCCCTTCGGGTTGTCGCCCCTAGGTTTTTGCAATCGCCCGCCGTGATCCTCACCGGATTGGTCAACCAAGTGCCTGTGACTAGCCCTAGATCGTCGCTAGCTGCCGATGCGGGCAAATTGCTTGCCACCGCATCATGCGTCTTGAACGCCTCAATAGGGACCACGTATTCAGCAAGAACCTTTTGCCCTAACTTGGACGGCTCGATATTGGCATTGCCTGCGACGTCGTTATTCGTCAGTGATCGATCGGGAATTTGCAGAATGACGTTTTGAATAGTGCTCATTTTTTGGCCTTATGGTAGAAGTCCTAGTGCGTTGTAGCTGAGTGGTTCGTAAAGCTTTTTTTCCTGCCAAAACGCGGTTTGTTGCGCTGGAGGATCTACGTCGGGTAGCTGAAATCCTTGTTCGTCAAGTAGCACCGGCTTGGCTGTTGGTTCGCCTGCCCTTGTGGCCCGGACGATTGCCGTAGGTTGAACGCCGTTGACGGGAGGCCCTGGTAGTTCGACCCGCTTATAGTACCCTTCATGCCGCGATCGCGAATACCACGCCTTTTCCGGTGTGGTTCGGTAAGGGTAGCGGAATTGGATTACGGCCGTAACTTGATAGTAGCCGCCGAAGGGGGTTTCGGGAGACGCAACCGCTTTGGCTCGCAACTTTTGCATCTTAGCCGTGCCCGCTGGCCATTGCATGAAATTATCCGAGTTGACCGAATGACGATAACGCCCTTGAACGTAGCTTGAGAACGTCAGCATGTTTTTTTGGATCGTAACGGTCTGATCGGCAAACTTACGCCGGATTCCGTTGACGGGTTCGCCGTTGGCTGTCACCAAAGGATTGCCGTCGAAATCCTCATCGATTTCTAGCTCCTCTTCAACGTCGTCAAAATCGATAATCGCGGGGGCTAGCAATGGGCTTTGTACGCCGTTGTTTTGATTGCCCTGTGGACCGCCCGAGCCGAACGATACTTCGCCCTCATAGGGTACCGTAACGATCCAGTAAACCGGACTTTGTCTCTTCGGGCTTGCCTGAACTGCGAATACAAAATCAAAGCCATTGCCGAATGAAGATCCAGCCGCCGGGATTCCAGGGGCCTGCAAAACGTCATTCAAGGAAGCGTCGGGGGTTGTAAATACTTGATATACCTTTTGCAATCGCGCATCAGCCCGCCGGAAGTTATCGGTAATGGAGATATCGCCGCCGAGCCCGCTCCACATAAGATCAACGCTGTAGATTTTATCGTTGAGCATCTAGCGGATCTCCTGGAGCTGGAACTGTTCTTTCGGGGATTCCGTCGGGCTCTTTAGCGTCCCGTCAATGCTCGAAAGCAACTTGCTAGCCTCTGCCGTGTTCTTAACTAGCTTATCGATTGGGCTATCCGTTTGGCCTCGCACAAGCACCCGCGACTCAAAGGCGGTAAGCGATCGGATCTGATCTTGCAACGCACTAGCCGCCCCGGCTCTTGGCTTTAGATCGATGCCTATTTCTAGCTTCATTGCGTCTTGCAATGCCGCTAGCCGCTCCCGGATCTTCGAGTCAAAATCTTCGGTAAGCCCGCCGACCGATTCATCAAGAATGGCTTGCAAGCTTTTTTCGGTTTCGGTTACTGCACGCTCGCCAAAGGCTGGCATTTCCTTCAAGACATCCTCGAAGGTAAACCGCCCCGATAGAAGCTTTGCGTATGCGTCAACGAACCAATTGGCCCTAGCTAGCAAGCCGTCGAATACAAACACTACGTCGTTGTAGATCTTGTTAGCCGAAAGCAGTACAGACGCCGAAATCACTTCAAGCACATCCTCGAACCTGAACACCGCGATCTCTGCCGCTGTAAACCCAGTAACGAAAGCTTCGGCAATCGTTTTGCTTACGCCTTGCATCGTGTTTGCTAGGTCTCTGCCATGCTGAGCAAAATCATCCATCGCCGGAATCATCGAGCTTTGAATAAACTCAAAGGCAACCGCAAAGCCTCGATAGACAACATCTCGAACCGGGGCAAGCAAAGCCCCGAAAGCCTCGTAAAGATTGTGCGCCGCCACCTTTAGCGCGTCACTTGCTTCAGTTGCGTGCTTTGCCGAGTCGGTTTTATTCAACAGTCCCTTAGTAGCCAACTCACTGACCGCCGCTAGCCGTTCTTCCGCTGTGGCTAGTTCGTTGATATTCGGAATCAAGCCCTCGAACGCCCCAAAGTTGCCCTTTACCGCATCCTCGACCATTCGCATCGCAGAGGATAAATCTCGATCAAACACCCGCGATAACCCAAGAGCCGCTTCGGCCATGTCCTCGATATCACCCACCCCAGCACCGCGCCGCAATGCCTGGGCCATCTGGTCCTGAATGCGCCCCGAATCTACGTTCGTCATTCGCTCAAGGCTATTGGCAACCTTGACCATTTCATCCGATGCCGCTTTGCCCGCCCCTGGGATTAGAGCGACCGTCTCAGCGAGTTTGATCGATGAGCGGTTAAGGTCATCGAACGCTGCGACCGAAGACGATGCAAAGCCCACAATGGCCCGCCCCGCTTCGACGATTCCAATTACCGCTGCCGTCACCCCTGCCAATTGAGCTAGGCCACGAATCGAAAATTCGACTTGCTGAGCCGTTTGCGTTACTTCGGTCGAGAACTGACGCAACACCGCCGAAGCTTCGTTTTTCGCTCCAAGTGTGACTTCTACGTCAGCCATTTTTACGCCTCTGTTCTTCGATTCGGTTTACGTCTGCCTCAAGTGTATTTTGCACCGAAACAAACCAAGCGTCCTGATCGTAAATCCCGCCCGCCTCTGGAAGGATTCCTTTCGAGACCCAAGCCGCAAGGTTAGCCGCTGTACTGACTCGATGCCCAACGTAATCCTTCGGGCAATCGACGATTTCAAAATACCCTCGACCCTCGCAAGCATCGCACCCGGATTCGTCGCAACCTGGACAGGCTAGCATCAACGGAAGGTCGTTGCTCGGCTTGTTGTTGCATTGGTTTCGAGTGCAAGTTTTGCATAGTTCGCCGCATCGTATAAATGCGGCTGTCCTTATTTTTTTTTATCACCTTCGCTAGCCGAATTGCCGCGTAGGCAGCAACTAACAAGCTTTACTGCGTCGGCAACTTCAATTTCTTCATCCCAATCGCTTATGGGCTTTTCGAGACTCCAACCGGCCAAGCAAATCGAGACGGCTTCGCGAATCGCCGCCATCTGTTTCTTTGGTTCGGTCGACTCCCTAAAATCGCTGATAAGCCCCAAGACCTGTTCGGTCTTTCGGAACTTGAGGCGGTTCAAGGTAAACTCGATGTCGCACCCGTCGATTTTGTCTGTGAATGTATTAGGCTGCATGGTTAAAAGCGATTGAGAATTCTTGATCCGAAGCGTCCACGTTTTTGTTTGCTTGCCATTCGATCAAGTCGGCCATGATTCCGCTGCGTTCGCCCATTGGCTTAGCAACAATCTGAGCCTTGGGGACAGTAAAGACAAGCGTTGAGGTCGTTGGTCCCGCGATTGTAAACGATAGGCTGGCTTCGGTCCCGTCGCGAAATTGGCCGTATCGGTTTTGAGTGGCGATTAACTTGGATTCCGGGTTGCCAGTAATTCGCGGATTGCGATCCGTGACGACAAAGCTATCAACCCCTGCCGCTGAGGTCGAGCATTCCCTAGCGGTAATCACGTTGCCCAGGTCGATTGTTGCCGACTCAAGGCAGATATTCGTCGACGCCCAAGACGTTGCACCGCCTGCAACGCGAAGGGGTAGCGTATTGACGTAGTTGATCGAACTTGGAATCGCTGCGTCTGCTTCGTCATCGTAGACCCCCTGGAAATCGAATTCGACACGTCCCATTCTCCCGGTCGGAAGGATGAACCGAGCATTTCCGACCGCGCCATAAATACGCCGCCGTACACCATCGAAGAACCCCGCAATTGTGAGGGTCTTTACGCTGCTCCCCGATGCCGGAACTTCGGTTTTTGGGTAGTAGGTTGCCGTTGAAAGAACAACGCCGCAAGCCGGAAGAAACGTGCTAGCCCATGCCGGAACTGCCGAGCCATCGTAGGCAAGGTCGACCGAGAATGTAGCCCTGCCGATTCTGGCCCCTGGGATCGAGGTTAAGCGACCGAAACCGCCTTGGCCTTGCCGTTCCTCGAATGGAGACTCTGGGTTAATCATTAGGTCGTAAGCATTCACCGTGCAATCCGCTGCCGCGATCGTTTCGGCTGTGCCTACGGTCGATTCGATCTTGGCACCCAAAACGGTCTTTTTTCTAAGTAACATGTTTGTCCCTTCCGAGTATGTCGTTTGCGTCCTGTTTGGCCTCTTTGAGCTTGCGAACCATTATTGATTTAGCCTGAGCCGCCCCGCGATCAAAAGCATCCTTGACGCCCTCAATCTTGGTTGCTTGCAAGTCTCTTAGTTTCTGGATTGGGAATCGAGCCCGCCCGAGTCGCTTGTAAACGTTTTTGCCTAGCTTAGGAATCTTTGGCCCGAAAGCCCCATCGAATACCATTGCCGGGGTGCCTCGAACGAATTCAATTTCGACCCCTTCGACCGTTTGCCGTGCTTTGAATGCCCGAAGCGGTACGGTAAACGTGTCGTCGATTTTCAGTATCGATTCCTTGGCTAGCACGTTGTCGATTATCTTTTCGTCAACGCAAAAAGACCTAAGCTCCTCGACCCTTTCAACGGCCATCGCTGTAACGATTTCTCGCTGAGTTCGCCGCCTTACGTCCCTTGTCGCTTCGTCAATGCGATTACTAAAAGCCTTCTCTAGCCCATCGGCGTAGTTGATTACCCGCTCGGCAGCGAGCTTCGCTTTTTCTTCGTGTGCCTGGATGTCGATTATCATTGCGTCATCGCCTCACTGTCGGATCGTCTTCATCGACTCGATAGGTTACGATCAACTGCATGTTCGCCCCGTCGATACCGCCATCGGACGTAAAGTTGATCTTGGTCCCGAAGGTAGCAAACAAAGCGTTTCCGTCGAACGTGTGCCAGGAGCTAGCCGGGGTACAGATGCACTTGCGAACATCTGACCCAAATTGATTTAGTAGCGTGTCGATTGCGTCTTGGCTTCGCTCTGAGGGCATCAAAACCAGGCGGATATTGAACTGTTGAGCCAACGCAACCGCCGGAGGATTGCCCGGACAAGATAACTCAGGGACTTCGTTTTGAGCTCCCTGGGTAACGATGATCTGGCGATCGATCGGCGTGTAGTTTGCGAATCGAGTAGGTCGCTTTACTTCCTGGACATCGGTTGGGTACGTAGTCGAATCGCCCACCATAGCCGATAGCCTGGATTCCAATTCAACCGCGATGAGTTCGATGATTGCTAGCGACACTCTAAAACTAACATCCCTTCGTCATGCTCAACAAGTCGAACAATAGACCGCCGCTCAACCGGCTCGCCAACTCGGGGGGATAGTCCAATTTGATCCCCGCCGAGGTCTAGCTCTTTGCTCTCGATGCCTTCTGATCCATCATTCGAGACGTAAACCATAAACCGTGGGGTTACTAGGTCTGACGCCTCTGGAAGCTGCAAGGAATCGTCTCGCACAACTACCGCGTTTATTTTCCTCGACCGACCGTTTCTTTTGTAGTAAACGATCGATTCGGCGAAGTCTTGCGGGTTGGCGAAGACGTTCTTGGCATCCTCGATGATGGTATCGCGCAAGCTCATCGATTAGGCTCGCTTGCAAGTTACCTTGAAGTAGTCGACAACAACCGAATCGACGTTGGCACTGGACGATTTTTGCAACTGAACAAGCGGTTGCAATCCCGAGGAGTAGCCACTCATATCGAAGGTGGTTGTCGCGCCGACTCGCTGGCCGTCGATGTAGAACTTGACATCGCTTTTGCCGCCCGTGAAGTCAATCACAAATTCCTTGTACGTGGTCCCAAGGGTTACGCCGCTGGAGATGTCGTCGTTGTCGCGCACCCCGTCGTCGGTTTCCAGGTAAACAAGCGTTGTGCTGCTTGCGCCCTCCATGCGAAACCAAGCATTGGCCGCTACGTCGTTAGCGGTGTCGTTTCGAGCCGAGCCAAGACCGAAGCAAAGGATTGAACCGCTGGTGAAGGTAGCTGCCCCGATCTTTACCCGCATCTCAAGACGTTGAATCAGGTCGATATCGAAGTCCAGCGCATCGTTGAAGTGCAAGCAAACATTCTCGACTTCGCTGGTGGATGCAAGCGTTAGGGTCGCTTCGCTAGTCCCTTTGGAGTAGGTCGGAGCCCCGGAGGATGATGTGTCATCAACAAGCCAAGCGGTTGCCGGGTCTGCCGAAGTTGGGAACGTTGCTACCGCCCCGTTGAAATCATCGTAAAAAATTTGAAAGTCACGCATGTCGCCCATGTTCTTATGTTCCTGTTTTGTGAATTTTGTTGCCGTCCCAAAAAGCCCCCAAGCAATCGCCCATGGGCTAGAAATCAATCGACACTACGCACGGTTTGCGAAAACGCCTCGATGCTCGATAGCGGCCGCTGCGAACGACTGGCGAACCGTGTAGATGTACGAATCGTTTCGGATGTTGTAATCGCTTTCGAGCACCGGCGATTCTTCGCCACTCAAGAAGCTGATTTCAACCGTGTCGATCAGGCTATTGTCGGCGATTGCATACCAGTTGGTCGAGCTATTGGCATCCAAGTATGGACTTGCAACAACTCGCAACTGCCGAGCACCGCCGCGACCGTAAAGGTTCGAGACGCCGCTATTCTTTTCGCTCTCGACCGATGCCGTCGAATTGACAAGCTCCAATGCAGTCCCGGCGTAAGCCAAAGGCACCAAAAGGATCGACGGGGTAAGCCCGAGGAAGACGTCGCTGTTAAGCCCCTTCTGCTTACCCATTACCTCAAAGGCTTTGTCGAGGGTCGCCTTGGATGGAGCCCCAGCACCGCCCGAAAGGTTAGTGCCGGAAGCGTGCGACGCCGAGAAAAGAGCCACGCCATCGGGCATGGTCGGATTCGACAGGAATACGTCATAGATCGCCTTTTCCTGCGTCCTACGAGCCGCCGAGCCGTGCATCGCTGGGATGCGGGAAAGAGCATCGAGGTCGTCGTTGATAACCGTTTCCCAAGTGACGGTAAATTCCTTACCGTACTTTTCAACCTTGTACGACTTGCGCTGGTCGACAACCTTGCCTTCGGGGTAGTCCTTGCCTTCGGGAACTACTTCGAGATTTGGCGATTCGCCAAGGCTGATTCGGTTGATGTTCTTGAAGTCATCAACCGACTGAGCTTGCCTTACCCATTGGTCCCAAGTGTATGGGGCCTCAACGTAAGACGCCGTAAGGGTCTTGCTGGCCGCATCCAAAAGCAAGCTAGAAAACGATCCGCTTGTGTGGTAAACGTCGCTGGATCGACGGATACTGAATCGGTCCATCGTTCCTTGGTGGCCCATCGCAATTCGAACAACATCGCCTTTGTTGTGTCGCTCTGGGTTGACGCCCATTCGCCGGACGCAAGCCTCGGCAAGCCGATAGAGCCCAAGATTGCGGAAGTGTTCCGCGCCTTGAACATCTGGGGCCTTTTGAGTCTTGATCTGGCCCTGGTAACATCGCTGAACCAAGCCCGCCGAAGCTTGAGCCATGAATTTATCATGCTCGGATTCGGTCACGCTGAAACTGGAGCCCTCGACGGCCCCGCCTAGTGGTTGACTGGCCATCTTTCGGATGATCCTTTCTTGAGCGATTTCAACGGTAACGGATGGATCGTCAACCAAAGCGTCTGCAAAGCTACGCTCAAGCTTTGCCAACGTACAATGGGCAACGATTGTTTTGCGTCGGTCGTCGGCGGCCTTGAGTTGCCTTGCAACTTCGGCTTCGACTTTCTTTTCGGTGTCTTCGGTTGGAGGGGTCTCGGCCCGCATAGTTTCTTCGGGCTCTTTTTCCATGCCTGCCATCGATTCGACTTGGCCCATCGGAGCATCGTCGGAATCGGCTTGCCCCGCTGCTTTGCCTGCGAGGTAAACAATGATCTGCATTGGATCGGTCATGCCTTCTGGCAACCCGAGCCCCTTGAGAGTTGCCAAAAGCGACTCGTCCATACGTTCAACCCTTTCATGGTCATAAGACCTGCGAACAGTAGAATTCGGATCTGCGCCCGTTGCACAAATCGAAGCGTTGTGCGTT